TCGCTTTATGCTTGCGAAATGAACAAAGACGCATTGGGGAGAGCCCGCCACCCAAACCAAAACGCCGGGAGCCGGGGGCTACCATCCGAAGGGGACGGCGGCCATGCGTTGCGCGTGCCGACGTGGCTTGGCCACATTGGCGTCGAGGAATGGAATCGGACCGTTGACGAAATGCGGGCCAAGGGAATTCTTTCGAACAAAGACGGCGCGGCGGTGGACCTTTACGCGGCGGCGTGGGAGGAATATCGAATAGCCCGGGACGACGTCATGCGGAACGGGATTACCATTAAGACCGTGACCGACCGCGGGCACGAAGTGCAACGCAAGAACCCGGCGACCGCGGTTATGAATTCGGCATGGGGGAGGGCCGCAAAGTTGGTTTGCGAACTCGGGTTGACACCGAAGGGAGAAAGCGGGGGAAGGATCCAGGGGGACGCATTTGAAAAATTGGCCGCAATAGCTTGAAGATAGAAGCGACGAAATACGCCGAGGAAATCGTTTCCGGGAAAATTGTTGCCGGCCGAAAGGTGGTGTCTGCTTGCCGAAAGCACCTTGTCGACTTGCTCGACGCGGAGAAAGGAAAGGGGGATTATTTTTTTGACGAAGCCGCGGCAACCCGGGTCGTTGAGTTTGCGCGGTTGTGCCACCACTACAAGGGCCCGCTTGCCGGAAAGCCTTTCGACCCTGACCCGTGGCAATGCTTTATCCTCCAAAGCGTGGTCGGGTGGAAAGAGTCGAAGACGCAACAACGAAGGTTTCGGATTGCCTACGTGGAAGTCGCGAGGAAGAACGCGAAGACATACCTTGCCGCGGTTCTCGCTCTCTATCTTTTAAGCCTCGACGGGGAGAAGGGAGCGGAGATTTACAGCGCGGCAACAAAGGTGAAACAAGCCAAGATCGTTTGGGACATGGCCGAGAAAATCGCGAAGCGGTCGCCGGCATTGCGGGACAAATTCCGCACCAGGTATTCCGCCCTTGAATACGAACCCACCGATTCTTTCTTCGAGCCGTTGCCCGCGGATAGCGACAAGCTGGACGGCTTAAACCCGCACGCCGGGATTGTGGATGAGTTCCACGCATGGCCGCACCGTGGATTGTGGGACCAACTCGAAGACGGAATGGGAGCCCGGGAGCAACCGATAATCTTTGCAATCACCACCGCCGGCCACGACAAGAACGGGATTTGCTACCAAGTGCGAGAGCATTGCCTAAACGTGTTGGAACTCGACGGCTACAATGACCCGGAAGTTTTCTCCTACATCGCTTGCCCCGACGACGAAGACATTGAAAACCCCGACGCCTGGAAAAATAAAACGACATGGCGCAAGGCAAACCCGGCCCTTGGAACGGCAAAGCGCGTCGAGTTCATGGAAGCCCAAGTTGCGCGGGCGGAGCAAATGCCCTCAAAGGAGAACACGGTAAAAACAAAACAGCTTAATATTTGGACGTCGGGCGAAGTCAAATGGCTCGACGTTTCGCGGTTTGAAGAGTGCGGCCGGTCCCGGTTGCGTTACCCCGACGCCTTCGAATCCATGAGCGGCCGGGACTGTTACACCGGGCTCGACCTGTCGGCCAAGGTCGACTTTACCGCGGCAAGCCATTTGTTCCCGCCGACCGAGGAGGGCGAACCGTGGACAATCCTTTTGCGGCTTTGGGTGCCCGAGGCGACGGCAAAGTTGCGAGAGCGGAGAGACCGAATCCCGTTGGCCAAATGGGTCGACGCGGGTTACGTCACCCTTACCGACGGCGAAGTTGTGGATTACGACAAGGTCGAGGCCGACTTAATTGCCGACGGCGAAACCTTTAACATTCGGGAGATCGGATTTGACCCTTGGAACGCGACGGCCACCGCGACCCATCTCGACCTCGAAGGGTTCTCAATGGTTCAAATGCGGCAAGGGTTCGCGACAATGGCGGCCCCGACGAAGGAGTTTGAGGTAATGACAATGCGCCGCGAGTGGGAGCACTTCGGCAATCCGGCGTTGTGTTGGATGGCAAAAAACGCCCAAGTGGTGCGCGACTCGAACGACAACTTGCGCCCGGGTAAGAACAAGAGTGCCGACCGAATCGACGGGGTTGTTGCAACAATCATGGCCCTCGGTCGTGCCTTGGTAGCCGAGGACAATGCGAGCATTTACGAAACCCGGGGGCCCCTTACTTTATGAGCGGCGAAACGAATTGCCTTCGAAGGACAATGGAAGGGCCCGACTATCGGGACCGTTGCTTGTCTCTTGGGTTCTCGGTTAATGTCTTGGCGGAAATGCTAGGGGTCGACCGGCGGGCCATGTTTTTAAGGTTCAAGCCCGGGAAAATTATTCGAACCGAAGCGGTCCTTGCGTTGCAAATGCTAGAGCACCGCGTGCTCTCGGGGCGATACGACAAGCTTCTTTCGAAAGCCAACGGGACGGGAAAAAAGTTCCCTCCGCCTTCGGTCGGCAAAAGTGAGTAAGCGGCGCAAAATGTCCCCGAGTGAATTGGCCGAAGTTATTTGGGCGAAAGCGCAAAGAAACGATTGAGAACAGCACGTTTGCCGACCCGGCTTCGTGGCTTGTCTCGGCGTTGACGCGCAAGGCTAGCAGCGGAATGACGGTTACCCCGGGACGGGTTCTTGGAATTGCCGTCGTCTATGCGTGCGTCAATGTCATTTCCAAGTGCTTCTCGACGTTGCCAATTCGCCTCTATCAACAAGGGGAAGACGGCTCAAAAACGATTTTGCGGCGTGACCCGCTCCACGAATTGCTGGCGGTTTCACCTAACGACGAAATGACGTCGGTTGATTTTCGGCGCGTCATGCAAGCGCACCTTTCCTTGCACAATAACGCGTACGCCGAGATTGTGAGAAATGGGGGCGGCCGGCCGGTGGCTCTTTACCCAATCCACCCGTCAAACATTACGCCCGACCGGACCGAAAGCGGCCGCCTGGTTTTTTCCTTTCGGCACCAACTCGACGGCCGGCCGCCGTTACCGCAAGAGGACGTCTTGCACTTGCGAGGTTTAACATTTGACGGCCTCCACGGGTTCGACCCGGTCAACGGATTGCGCGACGTTTTCGGCTTGGCGATGGCTCTTGATTGCAACGCGGCAAAGTTTTTCGCCAATGATAGCAAGCCGGGAACGATCCTCTCGACCGAGCAAGCACTAAGCGACCGCGCTTACGAACGGCTCAAGCAGTCAATGGAAGATAGCCGCGGGGTTGAGAAAGCGCATCAATACAAAATCTTTGAGGAGGGCTTGAAGATTCTTACCGCTCGGCAAGCAAACCGGGAAAGCCAAATGGACGAATCCCGGGCGCGGCAAGCGTTGGAAATTTGCCGCATTTACAACGTGCCGCCGCACAAGGTCCAGATCCTCGACAACGCCACGTTCTCGAATATCGAAGAGCAACAAATTGATTGGGTGGCCGATTGCATTCTTCCGCTGGCGGTAACGTGGGAGGCGGCGTTGAACCGTGCAATCCTGGGCCAGCGCGACCGCGTCACCGGAAGGTTTTTCAAGATCGACCTTCGCGGGCTTATGCGCGGCAAGATGCAAGAGCGAGCCGACTACTATTCGAAACTGATTACCGCCGGCGTTATGAGCCGAAACGAAGCGCGGGTGCTTGAGGACCTCGACCCGGTCGACGGGTTGGACGCAATGCTTGAACCTTTGAACATGGCCGCCGCGGGAACCCAAACAAACAGCGAAGACTAGAAATGAGACCGGGAGTATTAACGAAGGCAATGGGCCCCGACCGCCAAGGTAGTGCCTATTGGTTTGCCGAGGCCGCGAAGCGGGCAAAGAGAAAGTTCGGAAGCGACCAAGCTTACTCCGAAAAACCCGGGTGGCTCAACGTCGCAATGATCGGGGAGCGCAAAGCGGAAATTCGAATCTATGGGCAGATAACGGAATTCCCGTGGATAGACGACGAAGTGAGTGCGTCCCAGATTTACAACGACCTGCAATCGATTGAGGCCGACGAAATCCACGTGCGGATTAATTCTCCAGGGGGGAGCGTTTTCGAGGGAATGGCAATTTATTCTTTGCTCTCCGAATCCGACGCAAAGGTAATCGGACACATTGACGGCGTTGCCGCAAGTGCCGCCACCTTCCCCGCGTTGGCGTGCGACGAGTTAAGTATGTGTGAGGGCGGCCAGTTCATGGTTCACAAACCTTACACGCTCGAAGTTGGCAACGCCGACGAAATGAGAAAGACCGCCGACGTTCTCGACAAGATCGAAGCCGGCATGGTCGCGCTATACCAAAGAGAGACCAAGGCAACCAAGGCCGAGATTCGGACAATGATTTCCGAAGAGACTTGGTTGACCGCGCAAGAGGCCGTCGAGCTTGGGTTTGCCGACTCAATTGCCGGCGTCGAAAACGAAGAACCCGCAGAGGAAAAAGAAAGCCTCGAGGTTTCGGCCGAAAAGATTTCCGAGCCGGTAAAGGCTCAAAACGATTTGGATTCTGGCGAGGTGCCGGAGGACAAAACCATTGCTCTAAAAGCGAAGGCGCGACGTCTTCAGCTTTACGAGTGCCAATTGATAAACGACTAGTTCAATGAAGCTGAACGAGATTAAAGAGAGACGCGGTGCGCTTGTAGCTGAAATGCGGAGCGTGCTGGAAAGCGCGGGAGATAAAGGTCTTACCGCAGATCAGGAAACCTCTTATCAGAACATGGAAAAGGAATTTTCCAGGTTGTCGGATGAGGTAAAAAGGGAAGAGGCCCTTGCCCAAAAGGAAGCCGAGATGAAGGCGGTTACGGCCGCACCGATTAGCGCGGTTGCACCTGGGACTAACCCCGACGAAGAGCCAAGGAACCTCCGGCCGACGCAACGCGAAAGCTACGCCCGGGCGTTTGGTAACTACATTCGGAAGCGTGGTGGCCGGGAGGTTCACAACGCCATGAGTGAGGGAACCGACAGTACCGGCGGTTACCTTGTCCCGGAAGAGTGGGCCGACTACATTACAACAAAGGGAGCAGAAGCGAACGTGATTCGCCGTTATGCCACCGTGGTTCAGACGGCGAACGACCGCAACTTTCCGATTCAGACGGCGCGTGCCGCTTTTGATTGGATCGCCGAAGCCGGGGCGTACGACTTGGTCAACCCGACCCTCGCAAATGAGGAGTTGAAAGCCT